GGAACTGCCCAAGCAGCGTCTGGCGCTGATATGGTCAACATGACTATCAGCCCTGCAATCTTTACCAGCGCAAGCGCATTGGCTACTGTTGATAGCTTCCCTGCTAACAACGCTGCCGTGACTTTCCTTGGTTCTGCATCGACTGCATACCCACAGAACTTGGTTTACCACAAAGATGCGATCACCTTCGCAACTGCTGACTTGTTGCTGCCTCAAGGCGTTGACATGGCTGCTCGTGCAAACCACAACGGTATCAGCTTGCGTGTTGTTCGTCAATATGACATCAACAACGACCGTCTGCCTTGCCGTATTGACGTTCTGTATGGCTTTAGCACCATTCGTCCACAGATGGCTTGCCGCATCTGGGGCTAAATTGAATGCCCCTTCGGGGGCTTCATTTCGTAACATATTTAAAGGAAATTATCATGGCACTCCCTAATGGCGCTGGTGGTTACCAACTCGGTGACGGCAATCTGCTTGAAGCCCAACTTGGCGTTCAAACTATCCCTACCACTTTGACCGCAGACACTACGTTGACTGCTGCTCAAGTGGCAGTTGGTTTGGTTGTTTGTACAAAAGCAACGGACGCTACATTGACTGTAACTCTGCCTACCGCAGCGTTGCTTGATGCTGGTATCCCAAGTGCAAAAGTTGGTTCATCTTTTGAATTGACTATTTGCAACAACGGCAATGCTGGCGCATCGTCTACCGTGCCTGTGACTACAGGTACTGGTATCACGGTGTTTGGCTCTGTCACTATCGCACGTTTCGGCGCTCACACGTACCGTTTCGTAAAGACTGGTGACGCTGCTTACTCTGCCTTCCTGAAGTAAATTGAATGGGGGCTTCGGCCCCTGTTTTTAAAGGAAACAACTATGGCTACAAATACAAAACCTGTTGGTGTTGCATACGAAGACCCGTACTTGGACGGCGCTGTCATCAACAACTCAACTATTACTGGTACGGTATCATCTACTGCGGTGTCTAACATTGCGGTGACAAATGCCACCACCGGAAGTAGCGATGCTGCTGCATCTACAACCACACTTACCATGACAGGTGCTGGTGGTGTTGGTTGGGCAAGCAAATCAGACTTGGAAGCAAATGTTGCATTAGGCGCTTACGCAAACGGTCTGTATGGCTACTTGGCGTTTGGCGCAAGTGGACGGGTAACTGGCTTGGCTTCAGGTACTGTTGGCGAAGTGGTCTTGTCTGCTGGTTGCACACAAGGAACCTACGCTGCAATTGAAGCTGAAATCGGTCTGCCTACGGGCGCTGTGACAGGTACAAACACATCGTTCTTCTACTTGAGTTCTTATGGCGCTGACAAGGCAACGTTCGACACAAGCGGTACTTTGTTTAATTTGGCTGGTGTGACTAAGGGTTCGGGTAAGTTCCTACAAGACACAACGTCTGGATCAACAGCGCGTCCAACATCTGTAATCAAAGTGGTTACACCTGATGGCATTCGTTATTTGCCGTTGTACTCTACTGCCGTTATTGCTGCCTAAAAATGATAACCCGTGACGTAATAATGGAACGGGTTCAAGGGCTGCAAAAACAAGCCGAACGTTTGCGTTCAGATTTGGACGCAACGCTCGGTGCGTTGCAAGATTGCGGTTATTGGCTTGAACAATTGAAACAGCAAGAAAGTATTGATGTCAACGATTTACCTGAAACATCCAGTTCACGGCAATAAAGTTGCCACTATGGAACTTGAAGCCGTATATGATGAAGGTAATGGCTGGACGCGGTACAATCCCGATATGCCTGACCTAGCCTCTGAATTTGAGACGAATGCGTTGAGCATCAAACGCAAATACACGCGCAAGGCTGTAACCGAGGAAATCTGATATGACAACCTACACGGCTGGCGACCAAATTAATCGGGCGCTTCGTTTGCTCGGAATCTTGGCTGAAGGTGAAACACCGTCTGCCGCTACTTCTCAAGATGCTTTGATTGCTCTCAATCAGATGATTGACAGTTGGTCAATTGAGCGTTTGATGGCGTACTCCACCATCGATCAAATTTTTACCTGGCCTGTTGGTGAAATTAGTCGGACGCTTGGCCCAACTGGTGACTTTATTGGTATACGTCCTGTGCTGCTGGACGAAGCAACCTACTTTCGTGACCCCGGCACAAACGTAAGCTACGGCATAAAGTTCATTAATCAGCAACAGTACAACGGCATCGCGGTCAAGACGGTAACTTCTACTTATCCACAAGTTATGTGGACAAACATGGAGTTTCCAGACATTAGGATGTACATATATCCCAAGCCCACAAGGGCGTTGGAATGGCACTTTGTATCGGTCGAGGTACTTGACCAGCCTGCAACCTTATCGACCAATTTGTACTTTCCACCGGGGTACATGAGGGCATTTACTTACAACTTGGCAATGGAGTTCGCTCCTGAGTTTGGCGTTGAGCCAAGCCCACAAGTGCAACGTATTGCCATGACTTCTAAGCGTGACTTGAAGCGCATTAACAACCCTGACGACATCATGTCGATGCCTTACAGTTTGGTTGCCAACCGTCAACGGTTTAACATTTTTGCAGGAAATTACTAAAATGGCTACTATCGCAATCTCTAGCTTACCCGTTGCAACGGCTGCTGCTACAACCGATGTTTTGCCTATTGTGCAAGGTGGCACAACAAAGCAAGTAACCAATGCCCTGTTGTTTACTAATTCAACCTTAGTCACCCCTGCATTGGGTACACCCGCAAGTGGCGTGTTGACCAACTGCACAGGTTTGCCTGTTGGTACAGGTATCAGTGGTCTTGGTACGGGTATAGCTACTTTCTTGGCAACACCTAGCAGTGCTAATTTGCGTACAGCCTTGACCGATGAAACAGGCACTGGCTCTGCGGTCTTTGCAACTTCTCCAACGCTTGTAACGCCAGCATTGGGAACACCTTCAGCATTAGTTGGTACAAACATCACAGGCACAGCAACCAGCTTTACTGCCAGTGATGTAACCACCAATGCCAACTTAACAGGCATGGTAACCTCTGTAGGCAATGCAGCATCACTTGGTTCTTTTACATCTGCAAACTTGCTTGCTGCATTAACAGATGAAACAGGCACTGGTGCTGCGGTATTTGCAAACACGCCCACACTGGTAACACCCGTCCTTGGTGCAGCGACAGGCACAAGCATTCGCTTAAGTAGCTTTAGTGCGGTTACTGCTGCTGCCCCCACCATTGCCAGTGCAGCAACCATTGCGCCAACCACGCCCATTGTGTTTATTTCAGGCACAGCAGCTATTGACACTGTAACTGCCGCTACGCCCATTTCATTAGGCGGCGGCACAATCACATTATTGCCCACTGGCGCGTTTACTTGGACAACGGCTGGAAACATTGCTGTCGCTGGCACGGCAGTGGTAAATCGGGCATTGACCATGACTTACGATACGACGACTACCAAGTGGTATCCAAGCTACGTTTAATCTAGGTTTAATATGCAAACGCCTATCCTTGGTGCTTCGTATGTTGCCCGTAGCATCAACGCTGCGGATAACAGGTGCGTCAACCTCTTTCCAGAAGCCATTCTAGAAGGCGGCAAGACAGCAGGGTTCTTAAACCGCGCACCTGGTCTGGAGTTTTTGCAAACGGTTGGCACTGGCCCGATTCGTGCATTGTGGGCACACCAGACCAGCGGAAGCGATTTCTACGTGGTTTCGGGTATAGAAGTGTATAAATTGACCAGCATGACGGGAACCCCTGTCAAGATTGGTGATGTGTCTGGTACAGGCCCGGTGTCCATTGCTGACAACGGTGGCGTATTGTTCTTCGCTTGTAATGGGCCAAGCTATACCTGGTACGAACCGACCAATGAGTTCAACCAGATTACAGACGTTAACTTTCCCGGTGCAGTCACGGTTGCGTATATTGACACGCTGTTTGTGTTCAACGAACCCAATAGTCAACGGGTATGGTCTGTGGTTAGCCAAGATGCTATTACCGGGGATTTTATTTATCCTTTGGTCTTTGATCCATTGACCTTTGCGAGTGTGGATGGTTCACCAGATGGCGTAGTCGCTATTAATGTTGACCATAGGCAAATGTGGGTGTTCGGTACAGACTCGACTGAGGTTTGGTATGACGTTGGCGGCTCTGCCTTCCCGTTAAGCCCCATTCAAGGCGCTTTTAACGAGATTGGATGCGTAGCTGCATTCAGCGTAGCCAAGCTGGACAACACGCTGTTCTGGCTAGGCACAGACGCTCGGGGTCAGGGTATTGTTTATAAAGCAAACGGCTACGCTGGTGTTAGGGTTTCTACTCATGCCATTGAATATGCCATTGCTCAGTATGGCAATTTGTCAGACGCGCTGGCCTACACTTATCAGCAAGAAGGCCATGCTTTCTATGTGCTGACCTTCCCAAGCGCAAATGCAACTTGGGTCTACGATGTGTCCACCCAAGCATGGCATGAACGTGCTGGCTTTGTGGATGGCGAGTTCACCCGGCATCGTAGCAATTGTCAGTGCAACTTTGGCGGTAACACCCTTGTTGGCGACTTTGCAAACGGCAATCTCTACCGTTTGAATCTGGACGTTTACGCTGACAATGGCGGCATTCAGAAGTGGTTGCGCTCTTGGAGGGCGCTGCCAATGGGTCAAAACAATCTCAAGCGCACCGCGCAGCACAGTTTGCAGCTTGACGCTGAAACAGGTGTAGGGTTGAATTTGTATCCTGCTTATGACAGTGAAAATATTGATACTGAGTCTGGACTCAATCTTATTGCAGAATATTTGCAACGGTTTTTGACTACGCAATCAGGCGATACCTTAACAACTGAAGCAGGCGATGGGTTTGAGCCATTGGGTCAATTTGATGTGCCTGAGCTAGACACAAACGGGTATGAAATAGTGACTACGGCCTATCCAGCCGCACCAGGCTATTTGCCTGAAGTAATGCTGCGCTGGTCTGATGATGGTGGTCACACGTTCTCAAACGAACATTGGCGGCAGATGGGCGCTATTGGTCAGTTTGGCTACCGTACCATTTGGCGTAGGCTTGGCATGACGCAGAAATTACGTGACCGGGTGTATGAGGTGTCAGGCACAGACCCGGTGAAGATCGCCATTATGGGCGCTGAGTTGCTTATCTCACCGACTGCAAGCTAATGGCTACCAACATTACACAGATACCAGCCCCGCGAGTTCCTTTAGTGGACTTGCAGACCAACACGGTTTCGCGTGAGTGGTTTATGTGGTTCAACAATATCTATTCAATTGCAGGCACAGGGACTGGCATTGTTACTGTCGTCAATGGCGGCACTGGCTTGAGCACTATTCCGACCAACGGTAAGTTACTGATTGGCAACGGTACGGGCTATTCGCTCAACACTTTGGGTGCTGGTACTGGCATTTCAGTGACCAATGGCGCGGGTACGATTCTAGTCACCAACACTTTGCCTGACTTAACCGTCGTGCTGACAGGTGCGGGAACAACAGTCGTTACTGGTACTTACCCTAGCTTCACCATTACTTCCAATGACCAATTTGACGGTACGGTCACTAGCGTGGGCGGTACGGGTACGGTCAACGGCATTACGCTAACTGGTACAGTAACCACGGCTGGAAATCTAACGCTTGGCGGTACTCTCAGCGGCGTGAGTTTGACTACGCAAGTCAGTGGGACGTTACCTATTTCCAACGGTGGCACTGGAACCACCTCAACCACGTTTGTTGACCTCGCCACCAACGTAACAGGCATTTTGCCCGTAGCCAATGGCGGCACAGGCACTGGCGCAGGTTATTTGGTTGCCGGATTACCAGCGGCAGGCACGGCAGGGCGTAGGTCTTACGTGACTAATGCTTTGGCCCCGGCGTTTGGTGCGGTAGTCGTGGGTGGGGGTGCGGTGGTTATCCCGGTGTTTGATAACGGTGCAGCTTGGATTGTGGGTTGATATGCAAGTAACTTATGGGCCTGAATTTACAGTAGCTGCACCTGTGGATATGCGTTCACGGGTACTGGCGCTGCAAGCAGAAGTCTCTAAAATGGTTCAGTATGAGCCAATCACTAAGCATACGTTTCATGGTGGGATGTATTGCAGGGAAGTATTCCGTGATGCTGGTGTGCTGGTTGTGGGTAAAGTACACAAACAAGAACATTTTTATCTTATTGTGTCGGGAACAGTCGCAATTACCACGGATGACGGGGTGCAACGTATTACTGGCCCACAAATGTTATGCAGTAAGCCGGGGACAAAACGTGCGGTCTATGCAGAAACAGATGCGTTGTGCATGACGTTCCACAGAGTAGAATCAACCAATATTGAAGATGCTGAGTCTGAATTGGTTGAAGATGAGCCTAATTCAATGTATGGATTAGGCAATCAAATCAAACATGAATCAATAGGAGTATCGCCATGACTTTTTGGGTTGCAGGGGCCGCAGTTGTAGGCGGTTTAATTTCATCTTCGGGTCAACGATCCGCTGCATCGACACAAGCAGATGCCGCCAATCGTTCTGCTGATGTACAAGCACAGTCAAACAAAGAAGCCCTTGCTTTACAAAGGCAAATGTATGATGAGCAAAAGGCTTTGCAAGAACCGTATCGTGCTGCTGGTCTGACTGCTCAGAATCGCCTAATGACATTACTGGGTCTTGGGGGCGATCCTCAAGCTCAAGCAAGGTTAGACGCTGACAAAGCTGGAAAGATACCAATCGGTGGGTTTTTGGGTAGTATGACTCCAGATATGCTTCTGCGAGGGGGGAAATCATTAAGTGAATTAGCTGGTGCTTCTAACACTCCCTTTGTTGGTGGAGATATGACTTCTCCAGATTACGGCTTGGCAAATAAAGAATTCTCAATGGCTGGATTTGACCCCAACTCATTGATGAAAAACTTTACGGCGGCTGACTACCAAGCCGACCCAGGCTACGCTTTTAGACTGTCCGAAGGTCTGAAAACGTTGCAAAGCAATGCTAGAGCAAGAGGCGGTGCAGTTTCGGGCGCTACCATGAAGGGCGCAATTAATTATGCTGGCGACTCTGCATCACAAGAATATCAAAACGCCTTCAATCGTTTTCAGGCAGGCCGCGCTACGCAAGGTCAAGAGTATGGGAATGCTTTTAACCGTTTTCAAACCAATCGCACCAATATGCTTCAGCCACTTGGTAACTTGATGGCATCAGGTCAGAACGCTGCAAGCAACCAAGGCGCTGCTGCTGGCGCATACGGTTCGTCTGGTGCTAATTTAATGACGGGTGCTGGTCAAGCAATGGCAGGCGGCATCACAAGTGCTGGTCAAGCAACTGCGGCTGGTCAGTTAGGGTTTGGCAAGACAATTAGTAATGCGTTGAATACAGGCGCAAGCGCATATCAGAATCAACAAAACTTTAACGAGTATTTGGCTTCTCGGCAACCGTCGTATGGCTATATGCCTTCTAATTTTGATACGACAGTACCTATGCAACCTGGTGGAGGTTATTAATCATGGCTGATTTAAACGCCCTTATTGCCCAAGGCACTCAGTTTCAAGCGCCTGTCAATCCGTTTGTCCAATATGCTCAAATGCAACAGTTGCAACAAGGTGAACAAGCCAATCAACTGAATCAAATGAAGATGCAGGAGTATCAACGTGGCATGGAAGAAACCAATGCCATGCGTCGTCTTGACCCCAATTCTCCATCGTACTTGGCTGACATTACCCGTATTAACCCTGAGAAGGGGTTTGCCATGGGTAAGATGAGACAAGAATCTAAGACCGCAGGAACTGAAGGGCAGATCAAAGATACAAAATTGATTGCTGATAAGTTGGCACTTCTTCCCGATGCTTACCGTATGGCCGATACGCCAGAGGCATATCTAGCGTTGCATAAATCTATACACGCTGACCCCGTGCTTGGGCCGTACCTGAAAAGCGTAGGCGCAACACCAGAAAAAGGCATGGCAACTTTGCAAAATGCAGTACAAACTGGAAAGTTTAACGAACTGCGTATGGGGTCAATGCAAAGCGTAGCTCAGATATTAGAGAGCATGAAGCCAATGTCTGTAACTGCTGGTAGCTCTGTGTACAACCCACAAACAGGAACCTTTACCCAAGCACCTGCAACAGCCGTTAAGAACATTGGAAATGTCAATCCCGGTGACTTTACGCCAGCTTCAATGCAAAAATTTAATGCAAGTGGCAATTACGCAGATTTAATTCCTAAGCCAACAAGGGTTGCTGGTGATGGCACGGGTGTTGCCAAAGCCCCTGCTGGTTATAGAGTGACTGCAAACGGGAATTTGGAAGCAATTCCCGGTGGGCCTGCTGCAAGCAAACCAATGACAGACTTGCAAATATACAAATTGCGTACTGATGTGGCTAAAGATTACAAAGTGGCAACAGATACTTTGTCCAAAATGGATGATTTGCTTGAATCAATTGACAAAGTTAAAACCGCACCTGGTTTAGCAGGAGCAACGGGATACCTGGGAAAACTTCCATCGTTTCCTGAAGGCGCATCTGCTCAAGCAGAATCCAGACTGGCGAATTTGCGCGGTAAAGTTACTGCTCTTGGAAAAGCAACCGCAGCGATGTCCGGCTCAATTGGCTCTATTGCCAATCAAGAATGGAAAATTCTGGCCGATCAAGTGGCAGTTTTGGACGAAGTTAAGGGTGTTGGCCCTTTGTTAGATCAAATTGGTTTAGTGGAGTCTCAAGCTAAAGGTGCAATTGATCGTATTCGTGACGGATATGAAAAAACCAGATCAGAAGATTTTGAACGATTTCCTCAATTCCGTGATTTGCCAGCATCCAAAAAATTAGGTGGAACACCCGCCGCGCCAACAGGCACTAGCGGATTTAAATACCTTGGTAAAGAGGGACAATAATGGCTACCAAATACCGTGTTCAAGGCCCTGATGGTGCAGTTCATGTTTTTGAAGGGCCTGATGATGCAACGCCTACTCAAATAGAATCGTTTGCAGCTCAAACCTTTGGCGCAGCCCCCGCAGCACCATCTAGCGGCGTGCCCGTTGGTCGAAGAATTATTGAAGGCATACGCCCCACAGTTGAGGCATTT